CATAGCTGTAGGCTTGCAAGCTTTCAACGGACATGCCGGTGACGGTGGATTGTGTCAGCATCTCGTCTGCATAAGCTGCTGCTTCTACCGTCATGTCAACGAGTGCCTTGCCCGCCCCAATTGCAGCTGTGCCGATAGCAGCGAAGGCAACACCCATAGCTGCCCCGACACCCTTGACGACGGAACCCAGCTTTTCAAATTTTCCTCCAGCGGAATCGGCATCTTTTCCTGTTTTATCAAGCTCATCGCCGAATTGGTCTGCTTGCTTTTCAGCTGCGTTAAACTCGTCGGCGACGCTATCCAGGGCTTTTTCATTGCCCTTTAGCTCACGCTCCATACCATTGAGTTCGGCTTGGGCGTTATTGAGCTGAACCGCCCAGGCTTGAGTTCGGCGATCGTTTTCACCAAACGAGGAGGATGCATTCTCAAGTGCTTTACGCAAGGTTTCGATTTTGTCCTTCTGAGCATCGATCTGCTTGGTGAGCACCTCATTCTTGGAGGTGAGGGACTGGACGCTATTTTCGTTTTTGCCGAACTCAGACTCGACCAGTTTCATCTCGGAGCCGAGCACCTTGAACGACTGATTAATGTCAGAGAGTGCTCTTTTGAATTCTTTCTCACCCTCAACGCCTATTTTTAGGCCAAAGTTATCCGCCATGTTCCCATCACCTCCTTAGATTCCATTTGGTATGATTTCATCGATGTAATACTCACGGGCTGCCTTTGCGAGTCCGTTGAACTGCTTGTATACCTCCCACTGGTCGAGCAAATGCCCGATTGGCATCAGCCAAACTTCCTCTTCAGGCCGATGAAGGAGGGATACGCCATAAAAAATCAGTCGGGCAAACAACTCATCATCGCTTACCCGACCTGTGCGTTTTTTGAGGGTTCATCCTCACTTTCAACATGGCGCTTCGTTCCTTTGTACATGGCGTCCATGATGGCGTTTTTGTACTCCGCGAGCTCGAAGGGAGAGGTGAGAAGTTCAACGGTATCCTCAGTAAGCAGCTCCCGTTTCATCGATGGATTCTGCAAATTGTGGACCAGCACCGATTGATTGGCCAGCAGGGTGATTAGCCAAACAACCTCATCCAGCGCCATCTCAAAATTCTCCGTTTTCATGAGCTTTTCGCCCAAATTAGAAAGACCGCCATATCGTTTGGCGATCTCCTTAGTTGCTTTGGTCGTCAGGAGCATTTCATATTCCTGGCCGCCAATTGATATTCCTGAACTTCTTTCATTATCCATTTGCTATCCCTCCGTTAAGGCGTGACGGTGAAAACCGGCTCGTAAACCTGCGTGTACCAGCCGGTGATAACGGATGCCGGAACGCTCGCGTCGTCCTCGTTGACTTCCGATTTCCACGGATGCTTGCCGTTGCCATCAAGCTTATTTCTTCGGACCACAGTTCCTTCGATAGTCGGGGTGGAAAAGGTGATGCTGTCGCCCTTGGTGGCGAGGTTGGTAGCCGGGATGCCGAATACCACACGGTATAGCCAGAAGTATCGATATTTACCGTTTGATTTCTTAGCTCTGAAACCAACGGCCACAGGGGAACCGCCATCCTCGCTGCCGGATACAACGACGTTATTATCGTCAAGAGTTGCTCCGGTCAGGTCCTCAGCTGCTGTCACGCCGATATCATCAATGCCGAGGGAAAGGGTCCCGCTCTTGAATTCCTTCACGATTTCAGCAGGTCCATCATCGGCATATAGCGTTGCTTCAGCAAGCTCTACGGACAAGTCCGCTTTCATCGCTTTTGCAAGTTGGATGGGCGTGCCGTAGGTTTCATTGCCACTTGAATCCTCTGTGATTTTGGCATAGTACAATTTATCTAATCCGATTGTCGCCATTTGTTAATCCTCCAATTCGTAGTTTTTCGCCACATCAATGGCGTAATGGTGATAGCCGGTGTCATCTTCATGTCCGACGTACCGGCGGTCGGTTATTATGAAATCCGCATCCAAAAGAATGCGGACAATTTGGTTTTTAAGAGCCGTATAGCTTCCCTTGTCAAACAGGGAGATCCGCGACTCCTGGATTTCATGCCGGGGTTTATCGTCGGTGTATAGCTCGAACGTATCAACCATTGGCGTGATCACAGCATATCTATCTGGTGCGGGCTCTGAAAACACGCCCGTTTCCAGAGGAACGAGGGGTGAGATGAGGGTGTTCAATTCAGAAAGAAGGCTCATATTTTCTCAACCTCCTCCTCAAATACTCTGATCATCGCATCCACACAGGCATTTTTACTTGCCGTTTTCGCGGGCTTCAGAAAAGGTTTAGGCGGCTGTCCATGTTTGCCATACTCTAAAACGCCTGCAACCATAGCATTGCTTTTGCCATCCCTGCGAGGCTCTGAAAAGCCGACCTTGACGTTAAAATTTCCGTCCCGGTCTTGTCTGGCAGAGGAGACTCCAAGGGCTGAAACAAGCTCACCGGTGGATCTGCTATCTTCCTTCGTGCCATTTCCAATAACACTCTGGAGGTTGCTTTTTACTTTAGACTCGACAACCTCGCCGCCTGCTTTCAGTACGCGGGGAATGATTTCATCTGTTTTCTCGCCAAGTCTTGAGAGCTTCATCAGGAAGTCCTCCGGCATTTTTAATGTTGCTTTAGCCACTAGGCTTCACCTCCTTGGCAAGAACCTCAAGATACATGCCGCGCCCTTTGACATCTTCCACCGAGGTGATTTCAAAGCGACCATCTTTATTCACCACAACCATCGAAGTTGTGACAGTGACATTCGGGATGCGGCGAAAGCGGAAAAGGTCGGTGGCTTCTGAGAAGCTGGCTCTGTTTGCCCATTTCTCGTTGCCGTGCCGACCTTCCCGATACGCTTTGACGGAGGCGATGATGTTGTCAACTTCGGTTTTAAAGCCCTCATGATCTTTCGCGGTCACTTTTTCAATGATGTCAATGAAGGTGTTCATCTTTCCATAGCTCATAATCACACCTTCCAATCCCGGTCCAGCCGAAGTAAGAGGTTGACCGTATTCCAGACTTGCTGTCCAGCCTGGACATTGTCCGCGAAAAAGCCGCCCGTGCTGCCGTCCCTTGATTCATAGAAATGGGACGATAGCATGATAACGGCTTGCTCTGTAGTGGGTGGCATTGCGTTTTCGGTATAGTTGTTTTCGGGCAGATGCTGATAGCTCTCGGCGTACCTGACGGCAGCGGTGATGTACATCTGCAAAAGCTCATCATCTGCCGAGTGCTCAAGAATGAGGTTTGCCTTAACTTTTTCAAGCAGTGTCATACCGTCACCATCCTTTCATTGTTCTTAACTATCAGCTGCCATCAGGCCAGCAGCTTTTAGCTTTGCAAGCAGCGCGTTGAAATCAACAACAAGTCCAGCAATGGTTGTAGCGGTTGAGTCTGACTGATTTTCAGCCGGAGTAAACTGAGAAGGAAGCCCCGTTATCGAGGCTCCCTCCTTGATTTCAAGCGTGCCGCCTATGACGGTTTTTTCACCGCCTTGCTCGGTGTAGTTCTTTGCGTTATAGCTCATCGTGCACCTCCGTTATGCTTTCTGCTGGAGAACTTTAATAGCCTCCGGCAGAATTAGTTTTCCATCAACACGCTGAGTTGCAACAAAGCCTACCTGACCGGTAGCTGCATAGAGCTCATTGAGTCTCTTGAAAACACGGCCCTGACGATCGGCGACCCAGTAGTAACCGAAATCGCCGAATGCGATCGTCTTTGCAGAAGCAGCAATTGCAGGAACATAGGCTGAGGTGTACAGCGGTCTGTTCAGAATGGTATCCGGCGTACCGGCCTGCAGTGAAGGCTGCCAGAGGTATTGACCCTGACCGTCCTTCAGCTTGCGGATCGCCTTAACCGTGGCATCGTTCATGACGAACACCGCTTTGTTTCTGTACGGTGCCTTAAGGGAGTAGAACAGGTCAAGAATCTCATCGATGGTGATGGCGGTAGCGCTCGCAGTGGTCACGCCAAGCTGTGCACCACCGGTAGCTGCAAGAATGCCCGTAGGTTTCCCGGAGCCATCGCCAGTGAAGAATGTATCTTCTTCCTTGTTTCCGATTCGTCTGGCGAACTCTTTAGCGATGTATGTTTCGAGGTTGAATACGCTGTCGTTAAGCAGCTCCTCGGAAACCTTGATCATGGTCCCAAGCTTATAGGCCCCAATGGAGACCTGACCAAAGCTGTCATCACTTTCAGGGATTGCACCTTCCTCGTCGATCCAGGAGGCGGTACCCTTAGATGCTACGACTGGGATTTTGCGGTCACCGGAAGAAGTGGTGATGACATTGGACAGCCTTCTGAAGATGTTCTCGTCCTCGAGAGTATCCACAAGGGTGCGCTCAAATTCGTCCGGCACAAGGTAGCCGCCTTCAGTGTCGGTTCCGATCTGAAGTGCATTCTTTATGACTGGATCAAGACCTTCGCCAGCGCGGGTACGCATCGCGTTCCAGAACGCTTTTCTGTACTCGTCAGATGCTCTACCGCTTCTTGTCTCCATGCCCGGAAGAGTAGGTCTACCGGTAAGAGGCATATTTAGTGGCTTTGAAAGCTCGCGGTCGAGGGCTTCCTGCTTTTCCAGACGGTCGATTTCATGACCGAGCGCGACAACATCCGCCTCCATCTTGTCGTAAACGGCGGTATCCTCAGCTGAAACGATGCCGTCCGCACCACGTTTAGTGTCGAGAAAAGCCTTAGCTGTTTCCCATGCCTTTGCGCGTTTCTCACGCAGTTCAAGAATTTTGTTCATAGTATTTTCCTCCTCAAAATTTGTGTTGAATTAAAGAGAGCCGCTTCTCCAGCGACTCAATTGGTGTACCTGTTTGTTGTTTAGGCAGTTTAGGCTTTACCTTATCCAGCAGAGAGTTGGTAACGGCCCTGCGGCTAAAGGCATAGGTAAAGTCCTCAGTCTGTAGTCGTTTCTTTTCGTCGTCTAGAATGCCGTCTGCAAAACCAAGCTCAATGGCTTTCTTGGCATTAAGCCAGGTTTCCGCGTCCATTAGGTGGGATAGCTTTGCCCGTGACTGTCCTGTTTTGATCTCGTAGGCGTTGATGATACTTTCCTTAACCTCCGAGAGCATGGCGATGGCCTTTTGCATTTCCTCGCTGTCGCCAATGGCAACAGTCAGCGGATTATGCACCATCATGAGGGCAGTCGGTGCCATCAACACGGTTGTTCCGGCCATTGCGATTACAGATGCAGCAGAGGCTGCAATACCATCGATCTTCACGGTAACCTTGCCTTTGTAATCCATGAGCATGGTGTAGATCTGACTTGCTGCAATGCAGTCGCCGCCGGGAGAGTTGAGCCAAATAACAAGGTCACCCTCACCGGCAGTAAGCTCTGCTTTAAATGCCTTAGGGGTGACATCATCGTCAAACCAGGACTCTTCGGCAATCACACCGTCTAGATATAGTGTTCGGACACCTGAATTATCATCCCGTGCCCAGTTCCAGAATTTCTTCATTCGGTTTCCTCCGTTTCTTTTATATTTGCGAACGCGCCAGCGTCCTGCAGTTTGGTCATCGCGCCGTTTATGAGGTAGAGGTCGCCACCAAGTTCCGCTGGGATGCGGTCCAGGTTCTCAAGCTCCCGGATGTCATTGGCACTCATCCAGCCGTTCTGACGTGC